CACGGGAACCTATCGGCGAGGCGCGGGTGAACGACGCCGGCGTTGCCAAATTGACAGGGTTCGACGTCACGGACAAAGAACTCTGGACCGCACGCGGGGTCATTGCCTCGACGCGGCCGTTCGTCCGCGCGAAACTCGAAGACGGCGAGTTGTTCCTGTCGGCGCTCGCGTGGTCGTACGGATGGGCGCATCGCGTGGTCGTGGAACCGGAGGGGTTCGTCATCAAATCCCTGGAAGACCTCGCGCGGCTGTTGCCGGTGCGAGACGACGATGATCGGAAACGGACATGAACGACAAGCCAACGTTGTATCTCACGGGACCACGGATCGGACCGCCGACAGCGGACGACGTCGCGGCGATGATCGAGAAGATCACCGGCACGGCGCCAAGCGAGGCGGCGATGGTCAAGCTACGGGCGGCGGTCGAGGCGAAACAGGCCGAACTCGACGCGCAAGCGAAAACCGACGCGGCCGGCGGATAGGGACTATACTCAAGACCGTATCGAAACCCGACACGCTAATAGGAAAGGCGGGCGATGATCGCGGTCGTCAAGAACTTCGCGACGCTCATTGGTCGCGATCTCCTCGTTGCCTCGGATTTCGAGGACATCGGTCAATCCATCGCGATCCGGATCGCGAGGCGGACCACGCGCGGCGTCGATTTCGAGGGCGACGCATTCACCGAGTACTCCGACGGGTATCGCATCCAGAAAGCCAAAGAGGTCGGCGCCGGACCGGTCAACCTGACGTTGTCGGGTCAGATGTTGAACGACATCAAGGTCACGGCGGCAACGGAGCGCAGTTGCGAGCTAGGGTTCTCGACGTTCGGCAAGGGGTCACGTCGAGGCACGATGGTCCAACGGTCGCGTTCGATGGGCGCGAACGATAAGGCGTTCTATGCGACGGAGGGGTCGCACGGGGTTCGTCGGCAGTTCTTCGAGTTGTCGGACGAGGATGAACAGTTCGTCGCCGACGTCGTCGAGCGCCTCATTGACGAACGCTTAGGGAACGAGGGGGCGGCATAGCAATGTTGTTGAAGTACTTCCTGGGTCCGTTGTCGGAAGGCGCGGGCGACGGCACCGGCGGCGGCGATGGTCTGCCGGACAAAGAGAAAGACCCGCAAGGGTACTGGCGCGCGTACTACAAGCGCGAGGCGGACAAAGCATTCGAGACGCGCGACACCGCGAAGGCGGAGATCGCCAAGCTACTCGGCAAGGATCCGAAGGATCTGAGTTGGAGCGACGCGATCAAGAACTTCCAAGAATTCCGACCGCTCAACGACGAACAGAAAAAAGAGTTCGAGCGGTTGAAGGGATTGCAATCCAAGGCGGAGGAGGAGCGGCGCCGGCGCGAGGGCGAGTTCGACACGTGGAAAGGCGAGATTTCCACGCAACACAAGCAAGAACTCGACGCGGTCCGCAACGAGACCGCGACCGAACGTAAGGCGCGCGAAGCATTGGAGACCGAGATCGCCGGCGAGAAGATCTTTACGGCGTTCGCGGGCGCGACCGAGTATTTCGGCACCGACAAATCGAAGACCGTCCTCTCGGCGCATACCGCGTTCCGTGCGATGCGCGAGTTCTGTTCGTATGAACCAGTGGAGGTCGGCGGCGTAAAGAAAAAGATGATCGTCGTGCGGAAGCCCGACGGGAGTCGTATCTTGGGTGAGGACGGCAACCCCGCACCCTTCGCGGAGGCGGTCGGCAAGTTGATCGCCGCACTACCAGACAAAGACCAAATTCTGCGCGGAAGCCAGAGGGCCGGGAGCGGAAGCGCCGGCGGGTCGAACTATGAACCCGGAGATCTCGATCTCGACCATCTGACCGACGAGCAACTACGCGATCCGAAAATACGACGAGCCTTGCGAGACCGTTCGGCGAACGCCGGCGGGATCGTCATGGGGCGCGCATTTCTCGGCGACCGAACGGGCGCTCAAAAGTAAGTCGGCGATGGCGCGGTCGACTCCCATTTTTTGAGGAGTGTCGATCATGCGCTTTTTGGTTTTCCTCTCACAGTCGCCCGACGGCGTTCTGCACGTCAACGAAACGACGGCGACGACGCTCACCGAAGTCATTCGGCGCGAGGCGTACGCGCAATCTGTTCTCTACTTCGCGGAACGCCTCGGCGTCCGTGATTTCGTCGCATTCAAGGATCTGACGAACGAACAGACCCTCGCGGCATCATTCCCGATTTACGACAAGGTCTCGGCGACGCCGATCGCGGAAGCGACGGACTACACGACGAACTCGGCGCTCGACACGTCGGGTACCGTGCTTGTGACCGTGTCGGAACACCAAATCCGGTTCGAGGTCACGGACCTCTCGGTCGGCGCGACGGTCGACGACATCATGGGCACGCCGCGCGCGTCCGTCGTGGCGGCAGCGGTCGCGGAGGGCGGGATCGCCGGCGCGGCGGCGGCGGAAGCACTTCAGCGGATGCAGGATCAAGATCTCTGCGCGTTGTTCTCCGGGTTCGATACCTCGACGGGGTCCAACTCGGGCGCGATGACGACGACCTTGTTCCTCGAAGGGATCAAGAACCTCAACATCAACAACATCCCGGCGAACCCGCGCGTCGCGGTACTCCATCCCCGTCAATGGGGCAACCTGTTGCCGGCGCTCGACAACGCGTCGGTGTTCGGCGCGCAGGGACAGGAGATCGTCTCGACCGGCATCGTCGGCCGGATATTCGGCGTGTCGATCTTCATGACGTCCAACGTCGCGACGGCGACGGTCTCGGCGTCGACCGTCCTCGCGGCGGCAATCTTCCATCCGTCGGCGGCGGCGCTCGCACAGAAAGGGCGTCTCGGTCCCCTGGCGGTTCAGCGGGACGAGTCGAAGCGCGTCACGGAACTCAACGGCGTCGGCGTGTGGGGTGAGGCGGAATACCGAGGCGGCGCGACGACCAACGGTCGCGGCGGCGCCGGCGTGTACCTCTACTCGAACTCCACGTCGTAAACACGGTCGCGGCAACGCGCGGGGAGTCGATCAATGTGGGTGTCATTCTGCATTCTGCCGGGGGGCGGAATGCGGGCATAGATCGATTTCCCTCTCCGCGTCCTGTCGATCACTCTCAAGGAAAGGGTTATGGAACGACCAACGACCTTTCGGGCGGTCCCGTTCGATGCGGAATGGGTCTCGCACAACAAGCTCGACCTTCGAGCGATTTACCGCCGGCCGGTTCGAGACGAATGGACCGGCGATCAAAAGCTCGACCCGACGAACGGGTTGCCGATGTGGGATCTCACCGGACCGTTGCCGCTCCGGCGACACAACGATTACATCCGGAAGGGATTTCAGTACGTCACGCTCGCGGACATGAAGTCGCTTCACGACGCGGCGCCGTACCTCCGACAGAAAGGTCTCGACCCGCAAACGTTCATCATGGATCCTCGAATGGGACCGTGGAACGATCAGTTCTATCTCTCGTCGCAAGTCAAGGTCGACTCGGCACAGATGACCGAGTTGCGCCGTCTCGTCGAGAAGCACGGATCCGAGGCAATCGAGGAGTCGAGGCGCCTTGTCGATCCGACGTTCAAGTTGCCGTCGTCCTTGCGCGGGATCGCGCCGGCGACGTCGTCCGCGCCGGCCGGGTCACCGGTCCCGGCGCACCAACCGGTCGAGCGCACGCCGGCGGCGAATGAAACCAACGCGCCGCCAACGGGCGAGGTCGTCGGCGCGGCGGCGCCGGAGACCGTCGCGACGGTAACCTCGGCGACAGCGCCGGCGGAACCCTCGACACGTCGACAGCGTTCGGCGTAAGGTCCGCCGATGGAGACGGTCGAGGCACTTCGCGTGGTGCATCTCGGGTGTGGGCGCCTGGGGCGTCAGATCGCACTCGCGAACCCGGACCAATACGTCGGGCGCGAAATTCACGTCGTGTCCGTTGACCGCGACCCGGCATTGCAACCGGACATCGTCGCCGACCTGGGGCGGGATCGCCTCCCGTTGGAAGACGACTCGGTTGACGTCGCGGTCGCACATCACGTCCTCGAACACATCGGCCGACAAGGCGAGTCGGCGGAATGGTTCGCGTTTTTCGAGGAGTTGTACCGCGTTCTCCGCCCGGACGGGCATCTCGAATTCGAGTCGCCGTTATGGTCGTCGGTGTGGTGTTGGGCGGACCCAACGCATACGCGGGCCTTATCGGAACATGCGTTTCTGTTCTTCAACCAAGATTCGTATCGGATCAAACCGTCGGGCATTTCGCCGTACCGGATTCGATGCGATTTCGTGGCCGAGGAGTTCACACGCCGGCGCGACATGAACCCTGAGATCGCGCGGGCGGAACGATGGTCGCACTTGCGCGGGATCTTGCGCGCGCGTAAACCGCTCCGACCTTGGTGGGTCGACTGAATTATGCGACTGGCAATTGGTCTAGTGCTGACGAGTCAGTTCGCCGTGCCGCCGGCGTTCTTCGAGTCGTACGAAACGTTGCTCTGGCGCATCGCGTCGGGCGAGATCAATTCGCATCTTCCGCGTCACCTTCAACTCGACAGCGCACGGCGCATCAAGAGTTCGCAGTTCCCGACCGACGTCGCGCGCAATGAGGTCTGTCGCGGGGTGTTGTCCGGGGACGAGGACTATTTGTTGTTCCTCGACGCGGACATGACATTCCCGCCGAACCTCATTGAACGGTTGCTCCGCGAGGAGGCGCCGGTCATCACGGCGCGGTACCACGCCAAGAAACCGCCGTACCATGCAATCGCATTCGTGAAACACCGGACGCTCGACGGGCCGCATCGGTATCAAGCGGTCCACTACGGCGCCGGCGTGTTCGAGATCGAACGGTGCGGCGCCGGCGCGTTGCTCGTTCGGCGCGACGTCCTCGATGCAATCCAAATCCGCCTCGGCGGCGACGAGTGGTTCCGCTACCAACGCGGACCGAAGGACGAGGATCACAACGATTTTACGGTGTCGGAGGATTTTTGGTTTTGCCGCCAAGTGCGCGAGGCGGGGTTCCAAATCTTCTGTCATTGGGACGTCGAGTGCGCGCATCTCGCGACCATTCCGATCACCCGTGAAATGAACCTCGCGTTCCTTCGAGCGGAACTCGAAAAAATGCCGTTCATGGAACAGGAGAAGCAAGACGCGATTTATCGGAGCACGGTTGTTCGCGGGATTCCGGCCGGCGTCGAGATCGCGCCTGGGATGGTCGTACCGGAGTACGAGATCACACCGGGGGAACGGTGACGCCGCAATGGATTGTGACCGACGTCCTCTGTCCCAAGTGCAAGACCGTCGAGCGGACAGTTCTCCCGGTTCGCGGGTTGCCGTCGGTCGAGGCGTGGCAATGCGCGGGGTGTGGGCAAGCGACCGCGTATCAAGTCGGCGTTGGGTTGCCGATTGAAGACGGGTCGAACTTATTCGCGTTAGTGGCGGGCGACGAATGTCTCGATCGCCTTGTGGCGGGTCATCGTGAGAGTTGAGGGATTAAGACATGCCATTCACGTATAGCGGGTCCGCAACAACGCGCGACGAGCGCATCACGATCTTGCGCGCGGTTCAAGAGTTGACACAAGCCGAGGCGCTCGTCTTGGTGGTCAAGAACGCAATGGACGCGTCCGGCGACATTCCGGTCGCCGTCACCGTCACCGGCACCATCGCGTCGTACGCGACGTCGGCACAAGTCAGCGTCACCGTCACACCAAAGATCTTGACCGCGCGCATCGACGAGTCGTGCCGCGCAATCGAGGTCATGCAGATGTTTTACGGCGATTTCGCTTTACCCGTCGAATCGGTTCGCGTCGCGGAGTCCCTTACGGTCGTCCGCGCATAGGAGGACAGAATGTCTTTTCAAGCCTCGGGTCTACTCAAGAACGACGACGACCGACGGAAGTTTCTCGCCGGCGTCAAAAAGCAATGCGAGGA